AGTTAGTACATCGTGAAATTGTTTATAAATCCAAACAAAGAGAGTTTATACGCAAGGGGAAATTATAATGCAAAAATTCTCTAGATTATATGATTATATCCATGAATATCAAAGTCTTGTCATGGATTATTATTCTAAAGTTCATGTTGCGTTTCTTGTAACATATTATGCATTAAATACTACAGAAACTGTTTGGGATAATGTTGATATGATGGGTGGTGCATATGAACGACTTGGGGATTTAACTGGTATTAAAAGAAATAAAATTCTATTATTACCTATATATTTTCCGGAAGAAATAGCTACATCATTTGATGGACAAGAAATAGGATATAATAAAGAAAATGAAACAACTATAGTATTTCCTAGTAGTTATGGATTAACTCCGTATCCTGGTGATATTATAAAACTAGAGCAAGAATATCTAAGACCAACCAATGATACATATCCAATTTTTCTAGTTGAAGGGGTTGAAATTTCAGCTAATACTGATCGTAGGTTTTGGAAATTAAAACTTAAAGTAATGCAAAGTGAAACAACAACAGCTGTTAATGAACAAGTAGAAAATACTTATGTTTTCTTTGACTATGATAAAACTATTCATACATTAGATGATAGTCAATTTCTAGCAAAAATGTTGACAAAGGATGAATTACTTAGGAGTAATTTAAAAAATTTATATGATGAAAATTCTGGTTTCTATTTAATTTAAAAGAGGATTTATGTAATGGCAGATTCACTTTCAACTCAGATTAATATCTCAAGAGATGCTATCAGAGAACAAATAACAAGCTATATTCAAACATATTTGGAACTTGAAAATGTGGATCTTACGAAATCATCTTTCTTATCATACTTAATAGATGTTATTTCTACCTTAACTAGTAATTTAATGTTTTATCAAACTTCTGTTTATAATGAATTCTATTTAACTAAAGCTCAACTCCCAGAATCTATTTTTAACTTAGCAGCTTTCCTTGGGTATAATACAACTGAAGCTACATATGCAACAGGGAATGTTCTTATCACAATTCCTTTTAGTTTTACTGATCCCATTTCTACATTTGTTCTTGAAGAAGGTTTTAAATTCTCAGCAAGTAATGATGTTCAATTTGTAACATATTATGATACAACTATAACTGTAACTAACAATTCATCAGTTTCTATTTTAGTAAATGATGGAACTAAACGATATTATCTTCCAGTTAGTATAGATAATTCTAATTTTAGTTTTGTATTACCACTTCACCAATATAAAACATCTATTCAAGAATTTCAAATAAGTTCAGATTTAGAACAATATCAATTTGTTACAATAGATGTTCCTATTGATGGTAAAGTTTCTACTATGGTTGTTGAATTTAGAGAGCCAGATAGTGCTGCATGGACAATATGGACTGAATATAATAGTTTGTATTTAATGAATGAATCAACAACGGGGTATGTTTCAAGAAGAACTGATGAAGGAAGAAAATTATATTTTGGAAATGGATTAATCGGAATTCAACCAACTCCTGGTGCTACACTTAGAACTACAACTAAAGTTACAGAAGGAGCGGATGGTAATGTTATCACTGGTTCTATTCAAAAAGGGGAACGAATTTATACAACCAATCTTGCTGGATTAACTCAAATAGTTGATTATACAGTAACTAATACGTCTCCAGCAATTAATGGTGAAGATGAAGAATCAATAGAAGAAATTCGAAGTAATGCTATTGCACATATTACAACATTGGGTAGATTGGTTACTGAAGATGATTATAAAAATATAAATGTTGTAATTCCAGATTCACCTCTTGCATCAAATTCTTTGGCAGTGTTAAAAAGATCTGATGTTAAAGTTAACGATATTCAAATATACACCCCAATTGAATTTGGATCTGATTTGGTGCCTACTAGAAATTCAGCAATTACAGTTCCATTAACTACTACTTATATTCCAAGATCAACTGAAGTTACAATAGATAGTATTTTGTATTATACACTTTTTGATATGTCAATAAACATTTTAAATTCAGTATCAACTTATGATTATATTATGTATCAAATAGCTCAAATTCCTACTCTAGTAACTAGTTATTCTTCAACTTATCATATTTATTCAGATAATTTAATTGTCTCTAAAGAAGGAGATAAAGCAGAATTTAAGTTACATTATCAGTCAACAGAAAGTAATCCAGAAAATAGTTCATGTACAATTCAGACTAGTTCTACAGGTGTTACAAATATTATGACTGTTGATGCTACTTCATCAAATTTTGTATATGAATTTGATCCATATACTACAGTTCCTGAAGGTGAAGAAACATATTATTTTCTTATTTCAGACCCATCTTCTCAACAAGTTGGTAGATATTCTGCAACTCTTATATTTCGAAAAAGTCTTGATGATTTTATGTTATCTAATACTGTATCAGATTCTACTAGTACAATAGTTTATGATGTTCCGGTAGTACAGAAAGATTATTACGATGGAATTAATCAAAGCGATTTTGAGGTTCAAATATTACAAACAATGATGACAACAATAGATTTTTCTGATTATAAAATGTTAACGGACTTTGCTAATATAAAATTTTCAAATACAACTGGTTATAGTAGAAATATGTTATACAATCCAATAAATAGAGTAGCTATTCTCGATATTGTAGAAACTCCTCCTTTAGCTCCTGCTTTGAATTCTAGATATATTGTAACAACAGGGTCTAATGCAAATAATATTTATACCTGTACTGATGCAACTTCTGTAATATGGGATATTGTAACTCCTGCTACAGATGATATTGCATATATTAATAGTGAATCTTTTAAATATATTTATTAAGATTTAGGATGGGTTCCTTTACCAACATATTCTATTCCTTTAGAGATTGATATTGAAGTTTTTAAAGATTCATCGTTTATAGGATCAGATACTTCATTAGCTGATACTGTAAGAACTGCAATTGTATCTGCATTTAGTAGTAGGTTTGGTTCTAATATTTCTTTATATAGATCTGAAATTATTGATGTGGTTCAATCACTTACTGATGTTAATCATTGTAGATTATTAAAACCAGGAACTAATATATTTTATAATTTTAAATTAACTGATTTAACAGAAGATGAATTATTGGAATATGGTCCAGATTATATTTATTTTAAATCAACAGACATTACTGTTAGGGTGAGATCATAATGGATAAGTTACTTGCTAAATTAAAAATAGATAAAACTCGATTAAAAACTATCTTAATAAAGAGTGTTGCAAAAAATATCTCAGGCTTAACAGAACCATGCTTCAAACCTAGCATGAAAAAAGATTTTTATAATATATTGAAAGTTACAGGATTAACCGAGAAGGATTTAAGAGAATACACTAAAAGGAAATGGAGCGGAGATCAATGGAAGGCTACAGGAAAAGGAAAGTTAAAAAAAGGCACCCCCTTTCGAATTCATAATGATCTAAAAGCTAATTTTTATATTTTTTTAATGACTTACTTTTTAAATCATAAAGATCCATTAATGTATCGTTATATGATGATGTTTTATGTTATTCGTCATTATGGGGCATTATTTGACAAACATTATAAGTTTTGTAATAAAGATGTTTTTAGATATGCAATGGAAAATCTAACTAAAACCCACCTATTCTCTCGTGAGAAGACCGTAGGAAACGCCCTATTACATATATCCAATGAAATGATAAGACGGTGGACAGACGGTATTAAAGAGGATGACGTTGACAAAATATCGAAGTTTATACAAGAATCTAGGACCAGAATATCCCAAAGTGTGAAGAGCTTTGCCAGAACATATTATACTGCATCCAAGGAAGGTGTAGCTTTAAAAACATATGTTGAACCAACAAATGATGAACCAGTTGTTAATATTCCCGCTGCAAAAAGTACAAAAGCTATTGATAATGCAGTTAGTAAAATTGTTATTTATAAAGTTATTGATGAAAAGGCTAAAGAAAACGCAAGAAAAATAACAAAGATAAATACATCTCTTTCAACTTTAATTGTTAATAATGATGGTGATGTAAAATACTCAGATCAAATTAAAACAATTTTATCTTTGTTTATTAAGAATGTTAAAGGGATGGAAGATTTATGCGGAAAAAATTATACAATATATCTAAGAGGATTAATGTCTTTAAAGAGAACCTCAGCTAATTTATATTTTAAACAACAGGTGATTAATTTAGTGATTAAAATTCTTTCAGATATTAATTATTTAAAAAAATATGAAAAATTCACTCCTCAAACTAAATTCCTTATTAATTTATTTCTTGCCTATTATTTAACAAGTGTGTTAAGAAATAATATTTGTTGACAAAAAAACAGATTCCCCCCTGATCTTGGATATTGTGAGGAAATCTGTTTTTCTATTTATGATTTTCAAACCAGTTGAATCTAAAGTTTATATACTTACACTGGGTATCTGGATTACTCAGATGTTCCCAGTACTGATAGGGTGGATATTGTCTAAGAACCATTTTCTCCATTTCATACTCGGAACTGGTTGTAGCTAGTTCTGTATTGGAGTTCTTGATAACTCCCATAATATAAATATATACGGCATCATTAATTTCAAATGCGTTTACAGTATTTAAATCCAATACTACCATTACCTGTAATACTTTTATCCATTCCTCTAAATTTTCTACAAGGGCTTCGGATTTCTTCTCATTGAATCTTCCACTCTGTGCAATCCTAATTATATCATCTCCATTTAAACACAAACTCACGTATTCTCTTAGGAGTGAATTTAATTTAATATTGTTATCCCATGTAGTTACCATTTTTTTCCATATGTTTTGATCCTTCATGGAATTGTAATTCGAAGCAAAACTTACTAATGGAATTGCCAGACATAACATAATTGCCAACACTACTGATTTAAATTGTTTCTTCATGGTATATTTCCCTTTTATTAAGATTAAGATTAAAATACAATTATTAATACTTTCATTAATTAATATATATAGTATTTCTTTATTAAACGGGAATTTGAGTGGAATAAAATTCTGATTGTGTTATTAAGTAATCATTAGTATCCTTATTAGTAACTGTAGATCTTGTTGTTCCTGCTTTTCTTGCTGTAACAGGTGTAGCAGATGTTGCATTTGAGACTACTGCATTTTTAGTAGAATTAGTATCTAATGAACTAAAAGATGTTCCTATGTTATTATTTGCCTTTTCATAATGTCCTTGTATATTTTTTTCTCCTTCTAAATTTTTAAGATAAGAATTTACTGTAGGACGATTACTAATTTTTGTATCTCCTTCTTCCTAAACTATACTTCCATATAATGATACAAAATCTATACGAACATCAACAATTCCTAATCTTTGATTCCAGCCAATCTGTTGTTGATCACCGCCTTTAATTACAGTAATATTTGAAATAGCTGCAGTGTCTAATTTAAAAACTCCAGGGCAATTTATTTTTACAAAAAATGGCCAATTATACGTGGTCCCTTCTTGAGTCCGCGGTGTAGCTAAACTAAGTAATATTGCCAGGGGACCAATGATTGTTTTTTTAGTAGAAGTTAGATCTCCTGGATTTGGATTAAATAATCGCACGGTTATTGAATATGAAGGAGAAAATGCAGAATTTTTCCAGACTTGTGGAAAATCAATTCTAGCTCCACTCAATAATCTATCTAAAGTTCCAGCTCCCATCTTTTGACCAATGGAACTATTTTTAATTTTGTTTAATTGATCTGAAGCTGTTTCCACCATAGAGCCAACAGTACCCATAAAACCGCCTGATGCACCTCCCATTTCTTTTCCAAGATCTTTAGCACCACCTCCCATTTTTGTTAATCCGCCAGTTAGAGATTTACTCCCTGTCATTTGCATAATCTGAGAAATTCCCTGTGACGCAACATTTGAAATTCCTTCTAAAAATGTTTCACCGAATTCATTTTGAAAAGAGTCTGATGGAAAATTATCTGCTATAAAAGCAATTTTAATCGGGTGACTAAC